CAGCAATGCGGATAGTTCCATCTCATTGAGGTTCTCGTATTCTTCCTCAGTGACATCCTCTTTTTCTTCGTAGTAATACTTGACAACGCCTAGCCGGAATAACAGCGCATCCTTGAACCAGTTGTTTAGGATTTTATAGCCTTCGTTGTCGTGATTGATTACATAGTTCACATAATCTGTGATCTGGTCAGCGCGTTCAACGTCCTCTGCTGTTCTAGCCGCAAACCGCACATACTGGTCATTGGCTGTAAACACACGCATAAGATTCGGCATGATCTGTTCAATGGTATCCGCAACGTCTGTGCTGATAACCTGTGACCGACCTTCAACCTCATTGCCTAATGGTTCGCCCAAGTAAAAGTCTAGGGCGCGGATACGCTCTTGGCTGTACTCGCTGTCAAAGTGATTCAGAGAATCCCTGATCTCACTTGTCACAATGCTGTTAAGTTGATAGTCGTCCATTTTTGCCATTACGTTTTACCTTCGCGCCATACACGCATTTGCTCTCAGTATCGCATATTTTTCGCGTAACGCAATTAGCGCAACGCTTGAACTCAATTTTTGCCTCGGCTTTTTTTGCCGGAGATGGCTGACTTGGCCTTCTGTATAATCGTGTTATCATGCTTAACCTTGCCTGACATAATAGTGCCATTGCTCGTCAAAACTGGCACTGGCTTTGGCTGTGGCAGTTCCATAGATACAGCATTTCGCTTTTGGATACAACGCCCCATATTGGCGCAACGCCCACGGTAGGGGCAGTCTTTACATACGTTCATTAGTCTAACAATCCTGTTTTAAAGTAATTTTCGATGTTCTCAAGCATCTGCTCAGTCACAACTTGACCGTATGGGCTATCTCGAAGGCTTCCCATGCGCGTCTGAGGCAAGGCCGCTTGAAACCTTGGGTCATTTAATCTGTCTGGGAAAAGTAATCCCATTGGTATGTCCTGCTGTAAGCGGAATACATCACCGCCGCCCTTCATTTGGCTCTCGTATGTGCCATGTGGGAATGTTGGGTTTTCTATCATTCCGGCCTGTGGGTCTAACTTTCCAAATGCCATACCGCCTCGATACGCACCCACTTCGGTCAACTCAGGGTCTGTTATAGCATAGCGTATTGCACCCATGTCCGGAAAGCCCACTTTATTTGCCGCTGACTTATCAATGATATTAAGCAATGCAACCCTATTCTTGCCAGACAAATTCATGGCGTATTCTCTTGCCTTTGGAGAATCAAACCCAACCCAATCCTTGAGTGGTTTAGAGATTTCACCTTTTTGGTTCTTTACAGCAAAGTTTCTAATTGTTTCATTAACTGCTTTCATGTCAGCAGATTTAATTGGTGACAGCTTAACAGCCTCAAGTGTCGCATCAAGCATCATTGAACTAAAGTCAATGCCTTTCGGTGACATAGTTAGATATGCGCCGTACACATCCTCGCCAGTTTCTTCTGCCGCTTTTAGTGCCGCGTTGTTTAAACCTGATGTAATTCCACTGCCAGAAGCCCAAACAGCATCATCTGCCTGTGCTTGTCGGCCTGCCATAAACTTGCGCCCACCGTCAAGTAAAACTGACTTGTCAAACATCATGTCGTCAACGCCAAGTAAAGATACACCAGCATCAGATTTGTCGGCTACAAGTGGGATTATTGGTTTACCAAGCAACCCCTCTAATGATCTTACATCTATTGGCTTTACTTCGTAAGCTGGCTCGACAATCCGCTGGACTTCTTCAATAGGTGTGTCACGTTTTATGTTTGAGTATCCTTTGGATTCAAACTTTGTGCCTTTTTTTGCGACATTGGATGCGACCTTTGCCGCCCTTGGTGCTTTCAAGGCGGCGGCTGGGATTGCTGAAAGGCCACCTGTTAATGGTGAAACAGCATAAAACGCATCACCGCCAAGGCTCATTAGTTGCAGTCCGGCATCGCCGAAATTTCCACGATATAGGTTTTGGCCAAATGAAGGGAAAGTTTCACCCTCAACTCCGGATGGCAGGTAGCCAAGAACATCAGCCACACCGGAAGATGGAGCAAGTGCCATGCCAGCAGTGCCACCGCTATACAATAGGCTCGGCAACGCATCACGAGCCGTCTGATAATCTTGATACTCACGCAACGCAGAAGCATCAACGTCATCCGGCATGTCGTAATACAACAGGCTTGCCATTACTTTTTACCTTTTGTCTTCTTTGCAGTCTTTGCCGCTTGCTTAAACGCCTTTGCGGTGGGCGCACCTTTAGCACCCACCTTACGCATTTTCTCGCCACTACCAGCCGCTATACGCTTACGCTTGGCCTGTATGTTGGCGTATAATCCTCGCTTGGCCATTATGAGCAGTATTTGCCTGTCTTAGAACCGCTTTTCATGCCCTTGCCTTTGCCTTTACCGTATTTCATAATTAACTCCTGTTAAGAAATGCTTATAACGCCATTTTCAGACGTGATCCTGTCCGACATACTATCAGATTTATGCACAGCAATAAAGTTCCCTGCAAATGGATAAGCAACATAATCTAAATCAGCTAACCAGCCGGATATCTCAGCGCGGTCAATCTTGATAATCTCAATCAACATGCGAGGCTTGCAACGGTCAATGGTATCCTTTGCGCCAGCAAGCACTTCCATTTCCATGCCCTCAACGTCTAGCTTAAAAAAGTCAAGATGCTGAAACTCAAAATCATCAATCGCCATGACCGGAACGGTGGCTTTGTGTTTTAGTTCCTGTCCAATGTTCTCGCTCTTGGCGTGTTGCTTTAGCTCCATTGAGCCATACGAACCACTGTTGTTGTAGTCAGGCTTGGGTATCTCTAACCAGCCTTCCTCTGCGCCTAGTGCCGCATTGAACAGCTTGACGTTGTAACAGTTGTTTAACGCGACATTGCCAGCCAGCATATGAAACACATGCTCCTGCGCCTCGAATGACACAATTCTGCCACTATGTCCGAGTGCCTTCGCCCACTCAATCGTGTGAACGCCAATATTAGCACCGCCATCTATCATCGTGATAGGTCTGTCTAGGCTCTGCGCTAAATCTTTTGCTAGGAACTTGACAAGGTTTATTTCATCCATGTCGTAACTGCCCTTGTTGAGCAGTTGGAAGCCAACACCGTAACCAGTCTGTCCATCTGGTGCTAGTGCATAATCATGCCGATTGACAATCATCATGCCGTGGTCAGTGTTGACAAGTACATTAGGCTGGGGTCTAGCCATGCTTGTCTCCTATGTTACCATTTCGTTTTGTTCGCCCAGTATGCCGCAGACATCTTACCCTTGGCTATGTTGCTTGCATGACGCGCCTTAAACGACTTGCGCCGCGCCTTTTCTGATGCGGTTTGTGGGTTTTTACCTGCCCCAGAAACACCTTGTTGACCAAAACGTATGGTTTTGACCTTATCGCCTTCCTTGGCAACGACAACGTGCGATTTCTTGGGATGGTTGGGTGTACGCTTCGGCTTGTTATAGCCGGACACTCCAGCACGTTCTAATCGTGGGTCTTTAGGCATCGTATTCTTCCTCAAAACGTACACGCATCCGCTTAAACGTATCTGTCACATCGTCAGCGTCCATGCCAGCCCTAATGCCCCAGATAGCCGCGTTCTGCATCATAGCCACCATCAAAACCTCTGGGTCAACGTCATGTGCGGCATTTAAGCCTTGCGTGAAGATATCAATAATCTCACTTACACCATCAATGACACTATCGTCCTCTAGGTCTACGCTTAAATTAAACTCATTAGGAAAATTGACTACGTTGTCGGTCATACTATCCATCCCTTGTTGACGTTAATGGGGCGATTGGAAGTATAGCCTCTTGAGAAGCCACCTGCAACCGCACCCTGTTGAGCAAATGACAAAACAAACGCATCAGCGACATCAGGCGATCTCTGGCCTCTGCGCTTCATCTCGTCCTTGCTTTCAATCTTTAATTTGCCATTGGACAGGTACTTATACCGCACGCTGGTAAGCTCCTGCACCAAAGTCTGATCATCCGGCACTTTACAGTCACGCGCCTCAAACCATTCCCTTGCGTTCCAAAACAATTCATCTCTGAGCCTGTTGAACCTGTCCTTCAAGCTGGCAGTTTCGCTGACAGATATTGCAACGGCTGGCAAGTCAAGCTCACGCAAGCGGTCAGCTAGGCCAGCACCCAGACCAATAGCATCAATATACAACGCCTTTGGCCGCAAATGGTAAGGCGATGCCTCATACTCTGACAGGATAATGCCGGACAATTCCATCAAATCCTTGTTCTGGTAAGTTTTTATTTTTTCTATCAGCACATTGCCCTGCCGCT